ATCATCAGATGCTGTCCCGTTTCGTTGGTTAACCAACAGTTTGATAAGCCCCATGATGATCTCTACATCTTGCGATGAGATGTCAGCAGTAAGAGCCATGACAGGTATGTCGTTTTCTTGTGTAATGTTTGGCATGTTAGCCTCCCTTTATTTGTTAAGTTCACCTATTATATTACTTGACAATATAAGATATGTCAACTAATATTGTATATAAACTTAACAAAGGAGGACAATATGTCTAATCTACAAAACCTAGAAACAGAAGAGAAGATCTATCAAGAAGTGATTGATGACAACTCATCTGAAATGCAGCTAAAAATTGAAGCATTAAAGATCGCCTTTAGTTGTGATCGTGATACAGCAATTGACATGATTGCCGAAGCAACCATTAACAAATGGAGGAATCAGCAATGATGGAGTTTGCTATAACCACAGCGGTGCTTGTCGCTATTTGTGGAATACTTGCAACAAAGGATTAGTCCCCTAATAGTTCACCACAATCTGTTGCAAGTAGGAACGCCCTCGAAAGAGGGCGTTTTTTTTCGCACGCCAGCCGTCTGGCCAGGCCACACTCTTTTTTAGACAGGACAGACAAGCAAGCGCTTCGCTTCACCTAGCCTAAAGGCCCGGTCTTGCTTGTCTGTCCTCGGCGGAATAAACAAGCAAGCACAAAAAAGGGCCACCCGAAGATAGCCCTTTCACACTAACAAGGAGGCGTTTAGTGTTTGGTTGATTCGTTTGCTTCTGCTTCGTCCAAAGCCTTCAGCGCATACTTGTCAGCATGTCTAACTGCCTCCCTTATTGTGTCCATCGCTTCTTCTCTTTGCTCAGAGTCATCTGCTAAAGCACAGAGAATAAACCCGCATATATGTTTGACTAAGTGCTCTATCAACATCTGCGCGTCAGTTGTCTCGCCTGTTGTCTCGCCTCTTTCTTTGGTGAGGTTCAGCATAGTTTCGCCCAACGCTTCTACAGATGTTTGCGTGATTCTAAACACTTCTTCATACTCTTTTTCGTATTCGTCCATGACGCTCTCCTTGTTATTAGTTGAACCTATATTATAGGACAGGTCTTATATAATTACAACACTTATTTTGACCATCCCTTCCATCGCCCAGCCAGGGCCGGGCCGCTGGTATTTTTTGTCAGAACAGACAAGCAAGCAGTCTGTTCTAGGGCGGCCCTCAGAACCACCAAGCGCGCCCATGCTGGATTAATCTTGGTGGTTCTTGGGCGGTGGTCAGCAGATGCTGAACCCTCCGCAGTTTTCAACAAAGTGTTGAAACTCTTTGACATTGTCCACTTCAAAAGGATAGCTAGTTCTAGAGTCTTTGCGCTTTCCTTTGCCTTCACAGCCATTGCAATCACCTTGCACATACTCGTCGTCTCGTTGACCAGTACCGTTGCAAATTGGACACTCGACCAATGGCATTGCTTCAATGGCTCGATCATAAAGGACTTTGTAGCTCTCGACACCACCGTTGTCTAACTCGATCTTCAAAGCGTTGGCAATATACTTGCAAGTCTCTGCGTCGATCTCGTGCCCACTGTTCTCGTGTCCATAAGAGTAATCTTCTTCACTAAGAACCTCAGAACAAAGCTCATAAACATAGTCCCAAAGTGGTCGCCAAAACCAAACATTGTTTCTAAAGTATTGACCACTTTTAGCTTGACCATCAAAATAGTCTTGCCATGCTTTTTCCTGCCATTCTTCTGGCATATTCTCGTCAGGTCGTGGTGCTGCTTCTGTTGTTGGATTTAATCCATATACATCCATTCCCATGTTGTTCTCCTTGTTTGTTAAAGAACCTACATTATACAAAATATCCTATAAAAATACAAACCTTTTTTCACCAACTGCTGTGTTGCGATCTGCTGCTAACGCCGGGCCCAGGCCGCTGCTGGCGCGTTCTTGTCAGAACAGACAAGCAAGCACCAATAGCTACATTACGCGCGCCAGCGGCAACCTGGGACGCTGGGTCTTTTGTCAGAACAGACAAGCAAGCAGGGCTATGATCCTGCTGCCAGGCTGGCCCAGGGACGGCAGCTCTTTTGCCAGAACAGACAAGCAAGCACCTACAGCTACATTGTGTGCACCAGCCGCGGCCCTGGGAAGACGCCCTTTTGCCAGAACAGACAAGCAAGCAGTTATCCACAGGTTATCCACAGTTTTTGGGAAAGTTATCCACAGCTTTTGCCCATGATTCTTCGAGCACGGCCCAAGAACCTTGGTCCCCGGTCCATATAGGTTCTGTTTTTAGCCCATGGACGACCAACGACTCGACCTGGGACGCATGATAGAGGTGCATCGTAAATTTTCTGGGGGTAGAAGGGCGGAGGGCCTGTACCAAGATAAAAGCGGGCGTATCTGCTCTCTCTTCGTGATATGCGATCTGGTGCGGCGATAGCGAAACTTTATTACTTTGGGTTACTTTAAGTTCAGCAGTAAAGTACACGCCAGCTGGAGACACCCCCAATACATCGGGAATACCGAGATTAACCCATGATTCAATGCGTATCAGCCGAAACGATTTCAAATTCGTTTTAACTTTTTTCCAAAATAAAGACTCTTTTTTAGCCACAGTAAGTCGAGTGTATCAAACTAGAATAAAAATAACTTGATATATAAGACAGGTTTGATAGACTTGAGTAGTGTAGAGAAATAACTTTCTACACGGATAAACGACGGGTAGTGTCGGTTTCGATTGGCACTACTTGTAAAAACAAACTTAACTAAGGGAGTTAATTATGGACAAAATAAAACACTTAAACGGCGAAATGTTAGCCAGAGCTTGCGCTTTTGCAGCCAAGCCAAAAGACCCACGCTTCTATTTAAGAAGTGTGTTTGTTGAACGCAGAGAAGAGGGAGGTGTTTACATTGTATCTACCAATGGCCATGTTCTTTGTTGTTACACAGATCCTTTTGCAATACCTCACTTGGATTTTGATAGTGTAATGATAGACATTTATCAAGAAAACTCATCTAGGATTAAACCAATCTTTACTCAACTAAAGAAAACTAGTGAAGCTAGAATTGATGTTGAGGATCAAGATGGACAAGGTGGTGTTTCTATTCGATACAACGACGATACGACTTTTGTAAGAACCATTGAAGGGACTTTTCCTGACTGGCAACAGATATTTAAGCAAGAAGTTGAGCATCAAGAAAATGTAAGTTTTGATCCAAAATACTTGGGTTTATTAAAAGACTTTGTATTAAAAGGATCAAATGATTCAGTCACGCTTCTTCGATCTAGTACAGAGAAAGTTAATATCTTTCAGACACCGAATGGAGTTGTTGGAGTTATGCCAAGAAAAACACAGGACCTAGACGACAATGAACTTTTGAGCTCAGAAGTTGCGATTCTTGAAGAGGTGTCCAATGGCTGAATATTACAAACCAACAATAGAAGAAAGCAGTAATGCTTTGTTTAATTGTTTAGATATAAAAAGAACGCTTGAGTCACACAACCTTATGAACACCACTAGAGTTCATGGTGGAACAGAGAATGAAGATACACTCGGAGATTTAATATCTGATGTCATTTTATTTTTAGAAAAACTAGAGGAGGTGTCCAATGGCTGAATATTACAAACCAGGCACTCGCAAAGAAGTTGTTTATTCTACAGACGACGAAAGCAAAGGCGCTGTTATGTTGGGTTGGGGCAGAGGTAAGGTGCTGTTTGAAAAAGATCCAACAACAGGTGAGATAACTTGGATTGATCCTAGTGAAGATGCTAGGGTCAGCCAAATTCTTATCAGCAGAGCAAAAGTAATCTACAAGAAGTCGGAACATTGATGTTGCGGTTACTTGGTTTGGTACTTATCGTTCTTGGTTTGGTTTTGCTAGACCTATCCACGCTTCCAATCAAGAACGATTTGTACTTTCTGTATTTACTAGGAACATTTAATAACCTTTTTTCACTTAACTACACTACAGCTGTTGCACAATCTTTTTTGTGCGCTTCAGTTGTTTGTTGTGGCATTTACCTGACAACAAAATGAATGAGAAAAAGAAAGATTGGAAGAAAGTTTATTATTTTAATGGGAAGAAAGTTTCAAAGAAAGATTATGATAAGATACCAGATGGTCCCAGAAAATTTTATGGTTTTAAATAATGAGAATTAAAAACAAAGAACATCAATCATTAGGGTTTAAAGAAATAAAGCAGTTGGTTTTGGAATATCCTAATGACGCTGCTTTGGGTAAATACATTAGAGAAATGTATTGGAAACAAAGAGAAATACACGAAAACTGTGGTACGCCTGAATGTTGCAACACTTGTGAGCCCGATTGGATAGACGCAACACCGACATGAAATTAATAACTAAAATCCTAGACCCTATTTTTAATTTGTTTGATTGGATTAGACAGAAAATCTACAAAATTAAAAACGGACCTATACAAACCATACCGAGGAAAAAAGAATGACAAAAATATGGCGAAAAAACGAATGGGAAGAAATGACTGAAGAGCTTCAAAAAGAGCCTAAGTTTTATTATTTTGTTCAGCAAATGTACGACAGCAATTGTCGAGAAAGAAGAGAGCATGGACAAAGAGAATTTCGAAATGTTTTTGACTATTACAGGGAATATCCTGATTGGTTGAAACAAAAATTTTACGGCGAATCTTAAAATGACTGACATGGTAAACAGGCCTCCTCATTACAACCAAGGAGGGATAGAGTGTATTAAAGCTATTGAAGCAAGTATGACACCAGAAGGGTTTCGAGCTTATTTAAAAGGAAATATTATCAAATATTTATGGCGTTATGAGTATAAAAATGGTATAGAAGATTTAAAGAAGGCTCAATGGTACTTAGCAAGATTGAGACTTCTAGTAGAAAAACAAGGTGAAAACGATGCAGGATTACCAACTGATAAAGAAACCTGATGAATACTTGTTAATTAGTTCTAATGGACAAAAAGTTAGGCTTTGTACTCAAATTGAAAAAGAAGCACACAAGCTGGCAAAAAGAGCCATAAGACTATTAAACAGGACTAATCAGAACCTTCAGTAAATACAGCCTCTTCTGCCTCTAAGAGAGGTTTGTAGTCTGACAACAGGTCCTTAATTCTTTTCTTGATTTCAGTTTCAGATAAAGAATCCAAAGAACCTGTACGGATCTCTTTACGCTCAACATAAAGTCCCGCAGCCCTCCCTCTTTGCACTTCAGCTGACACCGCAGCAGTCAAATTACCTTTTTCTAAGGCCTGATCTCGAATGTCTGCTAATTTTCTAACATGCCTACCAAATGTAACTTCATACTTCCGATCTACTTCAGCTTGGAGTTCTCTTATATATCTGACTACAACAGGGTATTTTTGTGGGTTTAAAAGTTCTGATGCTCTGACATGCGCACTTTCTTTGCTGTACCCGGCTGAAATGGCGCACTCGGTTTGTGTTTTAGATCCGTCGTTATAAACAAACTCTTTTGCAAACTTAATTTGTTTGTGAGTCAGGTGTTTATCGTTTCGACCTTGTAAGTTTCCTGATGTTCCCTTTGGCATACTGAATTATAACCATCAAAGTAAAAATAAGTAAAGATTTTTCACCGCACCCACCGCACCTCCACCGCACCTCAGTCAGGTTAGGTGAAAACCCCTATAAACAAAGGCTTTCGTCCAAAACGCACCTCCGCACCTCGCTTTTTGAAAAAAATTTCTGATTAGTTTTTTGTAAAAAGCTAGAAATAGAAGTTCAGGTTAGGTTGTAGTTGTCTATATAGGAAAACAAGACCCCTTGATTTTAAAGGGTTTCAGGCGTACCATACCTCGATTTTCACCTAACTTTTAGTGAACTTCTGCGTTTTTTTGAGGTGCGGTGGATAAATCAACACAAAACCCCTAGAAATTAAACTTTTATGCCTATAAATTGGAGCTTACCTCATGGAAATAGCAAGAAAACTCTGGAAAATGACCAAAAGTCCCTGGTCCTTCGTCCCTCAAAAACTCAATGAACGTCAAATTGTACAATTCCTACTCGACGTATTTTTATCCACAATTATACTTGTATGTATGGGACTAGTTTTATATACTTAGTCCATGAACATATTTTATTTCGACGAAGATCCATGGCGCGCGGCTGAAATGCAACCCGACAAAATGTTGGTAAAAATGCCATTGGAAACCGCGCAAATGTTATGCACCGCGCATCGCATATTGGACGGAGATAAATACGCAGACGAGGTAGGATTATATAAAAAAGCATACATGAACCACCCTTGTACGATCTGGGCTAGAGAAACATCTGGCAATTATGGCTGGCTACTTAAACACTTTCTTGCGCTGTCTTTAGAATATCACTATCGGTATAACAAAGATCACGCCAGTTATGAAAAACTTGCTTGGTCTTTAAGCAGTTTGCCACAAAACATAGTCCTTGGGCCAATGACCCCCGTTGCACTTGCTATGCCAGACGAGTACAAGTGCGATGATCCAATAGAATCTTACAGAAAATATTGCATAGCGGAAAAGACTTATGCAAAATGGGAAAACGGCAGGGAAAAACCACCATGGTGGACGCCGTGCCCAAAAGATTTAGCCAACGCTAGTTAAGTTTACGGACAAAAAGTGGTCCCAGTTCGTAAAACACAGAAAAGTTTGTTTGTCTGCGTTGGCGATTCTCCCAAAGAAATGGACGAGCAAACAATGGGGCCACACACTTAACTAAATTGGAGAGAATTATGAAACCTCAAACAGTATTGAGCGCTTTTGACGGCATGAGCTGTGTACAAATCGCTCTTAGACAACTGGGCATACCCATCAAACAATATCTCGCATCAGAGATCGACAAATACCCAATACAAATCACGCAAAAAAACTATCCAGATACGATACAACTGGGCGACATAACAAAAGTATTTGCAAAAGACTTGCCACCCATAGACATTCTAGTAGGCGGTTCGCCATGTCAGGGTTTTTCTTTTGCGGGAGATCAATTGGCTTTTGATGATCCGCGCTCCGCTTTGTTTTTTGAGTTTGTAAGACTGTTAAAAGAGTGCAAACCAAAATACTTTCTATTAGAAAATGTGCGCATGAAAAAAGAGTTTCTTGATGTCATCACAGAGCAACTTGGTGTCGAACCAATACTAATCAACAGCGCATTGGTCAGCGCGCAGAACCGACAAAGATACTACTGGACCAACATAGAAGGCGTCGAACAGCCTGAAGATAGAGGTCTTGTATTAAAAGACATATTGGAAGACTCGGACTGGGTTACAGATCGGGACAAATCGCATTGCCTCGATGCCAACTACTTCAAAGGTGGCAATCTTAAAAGCTATTTTGAAAAACACAGAAGGCAGTTGGTGTTCAACAAACCCGTTCAAGTCGGCACAGCAGACATCAAAGGCTATGACATCATCAAACGCGTGTACTCACCCAAAGGCAAATCACCCACGCTTACAACCATGCAAGGCGGACACCGAGAGCCAAAAGTTTTAGTGTCTAAGAAATCTGTAGAGAAATATGTTCCCGATAAGGACGCTAAGTTCTGTGATCCTTATAACAAGAAAACAATTAAAGGAGATAAATCCACCACTCTTAGAACCAATAGTTCAAACGGAAACATGTGGGTAAACGATCCAGAAGTTTCTTGGCGCAAACTCACACCACTCGAGTGCGAAAGATTACAAACAGTACCCGATGGGTACACCGAAGGCGTCAGCAATACGCAACGCTATAAAATGTTGGGTAACGGCATGACGGTAGAAGTCATCAAACATATATTTAAGAACATTAAATAAACTTTTGCCCGTAATCGCCTAGGTTTAGAACCTCATGCACAGGTGAGGAACCTTTGACCAAACCGCCTTTCTGCATCTTGCCTTCAAATCCACCGCCTTCGATAAGCATTTCTCGAAGCGGTGCGATTTCCAATGCAAAAACATCCACGGGTTTTTCTACTGTTTCTCCTGTTTCTGGATCTCTCACCATTGCTTCAAAATCAAATATCTTTTTAAAGTCCAAATCAAACTGTTTAGCTATTTGCTGTGCTTCGTTAATAGCGTCCATGTAAGGACTTGTTGGACCACCTCCTTGACTTGCCGTAGGAATATAAAGGTGAGTCACATTGGGATCATGCATAAGACTTTTTACAATCGTAAGTTGAACCATAGCCTTGGGCCAGTCTTTCTTCAAAGGCATATCAGGAGTTACACCACGACCCGTCGCCGTGGCTTCAGACTCCCTTGTTTTAAGATCAGAAAACTCGCTTAAAGCTGGTAGATTACCCTCATCAGACGCTCGTTTATACAACTCAAAAAGCGCTGGGCTGTGTACCATGGCTTCTTCAAAATACGGTTTGTACAACTCAGCAACTTCTTTTCTGTAATAATCTGCGGCAACATTTTCAATTCGATTTAGTTTTGCTTGTATCCTTTGCCCCAAATCACCGATTTCTGGATCTCCAATCGCATCACGGCTTATTAAACCAAGTTTAAAAAGAGAACCAGGTTTGTATGTAAAGGTTCCGTCTCCAATCCAATCCTCAGTCAAAGTGTCGGCTTGTTCTTTAGTTGGAATCACTCCCAACACTTCTTTTAACATTCTACCTATAGTAGGCTCATCTGAATATGTATCAACATCATCTTTAAATTGAGATTCTGCTATACTTTTGCCAAAGTCTGCATACATGTCACTGGCTTTTTTCATATTTTCACGCAACTCACCTGAGTTTTTTAAATTCGTATAAATATTACTGGGAAGGATTTCTTGAAGAACCGAAACATACGCAGAAGGACCAACACTGAGATCACGCAATGCGCTTGGTTTTAAATACTCGCCTCTATCAAAGTTTGGCAACAAAGAATATAAAGCTACTCCAGGAGCGCTTGGAAACGCAACAGCTTGAAGTTGTTCAACAGCTTTTTCAAACATTTGACCGTTTTCTAATCTGTCAAACTCTTTTCTCGTAAGTTTGGTTCCACCAGCCTTGCTTTTGTAAATAAAGTCGTTGTACGAAGGTCTTGTGCTTTGCACCCAACCATGCGCTCCCGACTGTACTTCGGTCATGTTTACGCCCATGGTGTTTTTGTATTTACCATCTGGCCCATGGCTAAACATACCGCCACGCATCCATGCCAATGTCCCGTCTCCAGTCCAATGGTGCATGTTGTCTCTAAAAGTATAGTAATCAGGATCACGATGTTTTATTTCTTCTTGGTAAATAGCGATTCTTCTAAGTTGTTCGTTCATAGGAGCGGTTAAATTTATGTCAGGAGGAAGCTGAGACAATCTGGCCTCTCCTTCTGGATCAAGTTCCGCATCATAATTTAAAACAACTTCTATGTCTTCGCCCAATCTTCTTAGTTCAGGTGTGCCGTTTCCTTGAAACTCGCTAAACGTTTGCATACCTGCGCCGTGTTTTGGTATATAAGGCTCAATCGGTCTTCCTTCCGATTCCACAGAAGGAAAGAACATGGAGTTGAGAGAAACTATTCCAGCCATTCTTTCGTCGGCTTTTTCTTTTGCAGCGTCTAACTTGTTTTGCATTTCCATATCTTGTTGAGCAGGAAACTCTAGTATTCTGGTTTCAACATCGTTTGAATCTTCTAAAGTATCTATAAGTATCTTAGGTGCATCAACTTTTTCTAATTCCTCTTTAACAATTTCCAAATACCTGTTTCCGAAATAAGTGTCTCTATCAAACCTTTCATCTAAGTTTGGAATAGCAAAAGAAGTGTAGTCGTCTCTGTTAACCGTCCCACCAGCATCCGACAACAAAATACCGTTAAACGCAGACAAATGATTTACATACCTATCTATGATGTCTTGTTTGGTAACTGTTTCTTTTCCTTTGTTTAAAAGAAAATCAGCTATTTTTCCTTCTATGGCTCTCGTAGCAAACAAAGAATTTTTATTTTTTGCATGTTTGAACATGCCGTGCGATTTTTTACCTTCTCCTGGTGCAAGTTCAATGTTTAAAAGCTTTAACGCTTCGTCAGCTGGCACTCCTTTTTTAGGAAAGTTTGCTAACAAAGGATTTTCTGGAGACAAAAATTTACTGTATGAAAAAAAGGTTGGCTCAACCATCCCTTGTTTTGAGTTGAATAAAATGTCCGATTGTTCTTCGCTAAACCTTGGCTTTACCATTCCAAGCGGAGGGGTGGCGCCTCTAGGAAAATCAGCGTCAAACTGGTTTATGTCTTGGTCTACTGAAGGAACCTTTAACAAAGGAGGTTTGTTGTAGATGTCTTTTCCTTTAATTTTTGGCTCATTAAGGTACATTTCAGGTCTTGAAGACTTCACTTCGTCGTAATAACCTTTAGCTGATTCTGCAACAAAATCTAAAATCTTGTATTCATCCAGTCCAATCAAACGCTCATCGTCTGTGTATTCTGGCACTATAAGATAAGCGTTGTCTGTTGAAACCTTACCCATTATTCTTTTAACGAAAGGAACAACATCCTTTTCTTTTATGCCAAATTTTTCCGCTGCAGAAAGCATTTTAGGAAAAAGCTCGTCAAAGTTTTGTGCATCAACGTTTCCATCGGACATTTGCGTAGCCCCTATTTCTAAAAAATCTATTTCAGAAGGCTCATACGCTTTTATTAAATTTGGATATAAAGACTCTGCTGTAACTTTCGCATTAATTTGAGCTTGTTCTATTCTAGCCTCTCTTTCTCTTTCTGCGTCTTGTGATACGACGGGAGTTTCTTCAACAACTTCTTGTGTGTCTTTTTTCTTTCCAAAAAATTTTGTAAAAAGATTAGCGCCCAGCGTTCCGTCTTGCACTGGAGGAGCAATTTGTCCTACAGCTTGTGTACCAATCTGCGTGCCTCCTCCAGCACCAGCCCCCAATAAACCTTCTCCAACCGCTGCTTTTGGATCAATTTGTAGCCCAGCTTCTGTAAGCGCTGTACCACCAATCTGCTCTATTGCTCCTTGGGCGCCTTCAGTTACCCCCTCAACAGCTGTAGCTTTACCCACCTGTTTGATTGTGCTGTTCAATACTCCAACATTTTTAATACCAACAGCGTTTAACACACCACTGGCTGCCGCTGTTCCAAGCGCACCTGTCCAATCTTCCCAGTTTGGTTCTGTTCTGCCTTCATTTCTTGCTCTTTCCAATGCAACAGGACCAGCAATCTGCACCGCTTCAAACAAACCAGGACCCAACAAAGCACCAATAGCCATACCTGCTGGACCAGAAACAGTTGCTCCAATAGCTGCGCCACCTGCTCTTGTCGTTAAACTCCCAGCAATTTGTCCAGCTTGTTCAAATATTGCTCTTGGAAAATATTCCCAGTTAAACCCTTCGCCTTGGGCATTGATAAATCTTTCTGCTGCTACCTCGTAGTTTTCTGGTTCTTCAACCAAATCACGCATAAACTTTTCCCAACCCTCCATACCAAGGGCTTGAAAAGTGGTTGCCATGTTCTCCAGGGGTTGATCTATTGCGTATCGAAAAGCCGAAGAAAGGCTTGTATCTTTGGGGGTAGTCGCCATACCCCTATCATACACTTAATGTCGGTTTGAAAAAAGTCCTTGGTCCGTCGTTGTTTGCATAATAAACGAGGCTAGTTCGACCATTGTCTCTCGGTCAAGGTCCATAGTGTTTGTAACAGAAGACAACAGCACAACCAAAGCAGTGGCTATTTCCCAAGGGCTTACACTTTCTTCTTCAAAATGTTCTCGTATGATTGGGATCATATCGGCAACAATTATATCTACGGTTGTTTGTGTCATTGGGTGATCCAAGTATTCTTTTACTGTGTCTGTACTCATTATTATAGCCTTTTATTTAAACCAGTTTCGTATTTCTCCAAGAACCTCGTTGCTAATTTTAACTTTACTCAAAAGGTTTTGAAGGATTTTTTCATCAACAGTGTTCTTTGATACAAGGTCGATGTATGTGCAGCTTTTGTTTTGCCCTATTCTATGAATCCGATCCTCGGCTTGCACTCTAAGTTCTAAATCATAGGAATTAGAATAAAATATCATGGTACTCGCTTCAGTTAAAGTAATACCTCGACCACCTGTTTGTGGGTTAGAAATGAAGTAGCGCAACTCAGACTCTGGATCTTGAAACCTATCAATTATTTTTTGTCTTTCGTCTTGTGGTGTTTTGCCGTAGTAAGAAGCCACAGACCGTTCACCAAACTTATCAGCTATTGCTTTTTGTAACTGCTCAATGTCAGTTTGAAACACAGCAAAGATAACAACTTTGCCAGATGTTTCTTCTAGTAGGTCTAGCACAGCACGTACTCGATTGTTGTTAAGAACAATTGTTTCACCGTCTTCGTTACGCAAACTACCAGCAACGACTTGTTGCAACCGCATGATCTGTGTCAAAACATTCATGGTGCTAAACACTTCGTTCTCTAAAACCATCAATGCTTTTTGTTTCATCGTGCCATACGCTTTTTTCTGTTCATCGGTCAGCTCAACATAACGCTTTGTATATACTTTGGCAGGAAGGTCTAGGCATTGGTCCTTAGTCTTACGAATGGAAAAGTCTTTGATGGATTCTTGAAGCTCCTCAAGCCTTTGAAAACCTACAATTTGTTGAAAGCTGTGCGATCCCATGCGACGCGCTTGAGTGATTGCATAACGTGCGCTGAACGCATAATAACTACTGAACCCCAACAAGTTAGGCGACAGAAAATAACACTGGCTGTACAAATCCAACGGTGCTTTTGTAATGGGAAACCCTGTAAGGATTCTTCGATAGTCAGCTAGAGGTGCCAACTTGATTAAATGTTTTGTTCTTTTAGCTTTCGGATTTTTTATCGTAGTGGATTCATCAATGGCCATCATTGCATCGTGCGTAACCAAAAACTCTTCCACAAATTTACATGCTTTGACAGTAGCAAAAGCCTCTACGTTGACTAGAAATATATTTAGTATGCCGTCGCTGTCACCTTCGACCATTTCTTTGTAGTCCTTGAGCCATTGTTTAGTATGATTAGGCTGCCAAACCAAAACGTTTCTTTGTATGTGATCAGGCAAATGTTTGTTTACCTCATGCACGTCCCAGTTTCTTAAATTACCTTTTGGTGATACAATTAAGAGTCCAGAAATTTTTTCTTGGTCAAACAATATAGCAGCGTTGTCTAACAAGATTTTTGATTTGCCAAGACCCATTTCAAGGAAAAGTGCGTAAAGATTTTTGTGAGCACTCTTAGCTAAAGTTTCTCGTTGGTGTTTGTAAGGTTCGGTTTTGTAATTATACGTCTCTATATCCATTATTTTCATATCCTTCGTTATTCGTTTAAATATTTCTTGCAATCTATTGTACGGATAGTATAAGATTAGTCAACTATGACGAGAGGACGAAAGAAAAAAATCATTTTGGAAATCTGTAGCAACAGACAAAACCAGTGGTTTATAAATTTCACCCCTCATCAGAGTTTCGGCGAATCTTTAGGTCCGTTCAACAGCTTGGATGAGTCATTAAGATATGTGTACACTATACTGGATGAACCAGAACACAGTGTTGAAGTCGTAGAGGTTAACAACGAAGGCCTTATATTTTTTGTGCCTGACTTTGAGATCAACTACGAACCGAAGAAAGAAGAAAACAATAACGTAATACCAATAGAACGAGGCAAAAAATGAAAGAACTATTTGAAGAGAGTATAAGAAAACAGGTCGAGGATGTAAAAGAAACAGATGTCAAAAGTCTCAGCAACCTCTGTAATGACCTACTCACCCTTGAGGCGAAAATCGGAAACACTGAAGAAGAACTAAGACGCTATAAAGAACAGTCTAGGGAACTCAGTGAACAAGTAATACCTGATAAGCTCGCAGAGCTTGGAGTTTCTGACTTGAAACTATCAGACGGCTCTCGCATATCAGCAGAACCATTTTATAGCGCACGAATTACAGCACAAAATTTACAGACAGCACATGAATGGCTAAGAGAAAACGGTCACGGTGACATTATAAAGAACACCTTAACCGTTACTTTTGGTCAGGGAGAAGATGTGCTGGCCAAAGAATTGGTAGACCAGCTTGCGAAACAAGGCTACATGCCAGAAACAAAAGAAGCTGTTCATCCAAGCACCTTACGCGCTTTCGTAAAAGAAAGAATCGAGTCGGGTGATCCATCGTTTGATGTGTCAACACAGAAAAGTTTTTCTGTTTACACTGGCAAACGCACAAAAATAAACCGTTGAATAAATAAAGAGGAAATAAGATATGGCAACGAAGAAAAGTAATGGGACTTCTATAACGTCCCTATTTGAAAACATCGAAGAAAAAGGTTTCGGTGAACTCGGAGCGGAAGACCTTCGCACTCCACGAATCAGCATAGTCCAAGCGCTGTCTCCACAGAGACAAAAAACATCTAGTGACTATCTAGCTGACGCGGAGGAAGGCGATCTGTACTACAGTGGAAGCAACATTGTCGTCAATGGCGACGAAGGTGTGCTCTTCCTACCTACTTACTACAGCAAAACACTCGTTGAGTGGGGCTTGCGTGAGAAAGGCGGAGGCATCAAAGGTGTCCACCCTTCGGATTCAGACCTTTTGAACCGATGCACACGCGATAGTCAAGGTAGATTGATTACACCAGGAGGGGAAACTCAACTGACTGTAACAGCCAACCACTATGGCTTCGCGCTTATTGATGACGTAGCACAAAAATGCGTTATGAATATGACAGGATCGCAACTAAAACATTCGCGTGCGTGGAACACATTGATCCAAGGTACAAAGATGAAAGGAGCAAAAGGCATGTTTACGCCCCCAGCTTACTCGCATTGGTACCGTCTATCCACACAAGTCGAGTCCAATGATAGAGGTAGCTGGTACAGTTACCACATCACACAGGAGCGGGTGTTAGAGGAAAGCGAAAAGGATCTCTTTGCAGAAGCAGAAGAGTTCGCTAAGTTCGCATCTTCTGGTGCACTGGATCAGCTAGGTGGACCTAGCAGCAGTTCTAGTAGCAGTCCTGCGTTGGAACAGTCTGGTAAGAAAGCTGACTGGGAAGACTAAATAAAAAAGGATACCCCTCTGTGTATTGTGTATAGACAAATAAACAATAATTGAGTCCAGAGGGGTATTCCTAGAGACAAGGAAGCTATGTGAAAGAAAAAGCAGAAATTTTGATGAGCATTTTCTCTGGTTTAACTAGAGCACACGGAATTTATGAAATAACAGGAAAGCAAAAGAACACAGCGAAAGGAATTAAGAAAGAAGGCAGAGGAAAAACTCTGCATCAACCAGTTACAACAGAGCTTTGGCAAAAACACGTTGCCGGAGAGGTATCAATAGGGATTATTCCTTTAACAGATGATGAAAAATGTTCTTGGGGATGTATTGATGTGGACGAATATCCCATTAATACAAAACAAATTCTGAAAACAATCAGTGAAATGCAACTACCTCTTGTACCCTGTATGACAAAATCAGGCGGGGTTCATCTGTTTATGTTTACAAAAGAACCAATACCCGCGTTTAAGTTTCAAAACAAACTAGAAGAGATAGCGGCAGCAATGGGTCGTACAGGTGATGAGATATTTCCAAAGCAGTACGAATGGTCAAAGCAGTTGCCTCAAGAAAAGCAAACAGGAAACTGGTTAAACATGCCATATTTTTCTGGAGACGATACTACACGATACGCTCTCAACTCAAAGGGAGACGCTTTAAGTATTGAAGAGTTTGTAAGGGTTGTAAAAAGAAGATCAATCAGCGAGGAAGATTTAGACAAGTTTGTTGCGATAAAGAAAAGTCGCAAGAAGCAATTAGACAAGAAGAATGGTTTGTGGGAAGAAGCTCCACCTTGTTTGGTACACATGAAACTAAACGGAGTTCCAGAGGGTACAAGAAACAACGCAATGCTAAATTACGGAGTATTTTTAAGAAAGGTTTATCCTGAAGGTGAAGAGTGGAAAGACAAACTACAGGAAGTAAACAAGACAGCTTGCACAAACGCTTTGTCTCACAGCGAACTTAACTCAATCATACAAAGCTTAGAAAAAACCGATTATAAATATCAGTGTGGTAAAGACCCACTAAAAGGTTTTTGTCAGAGCGGTATCTGTATAACCAAAAGATACGGCATAGACGCATCACAAAGAGAACCTGTTTATGGTGGTCTTAGAAAGTACATGACTGATCCACCTCTTTGGCATTTAGATATTGATGGCCAAACAATTGTTTTAGAAACAAAACAGCTTCATAACTTTTCGTTATATCAACAGAAATGTATGGAAGTTTTGAATATATGCCCACCTGATAAAAAGAAATCAGATTGGGTTGCACAACTTAACGCATGGTTACAAGAAGTGCAGATAGTTGATGTGCCTTCTGATATGACAAAGAGAGGGGTGTTAAAAGACGCAATCTACGAGTTTTGCAGAATATCAGAGTCCTCTTCTCGTATGGCTTTGGTTTCTGGTGGCGTGTATAGACACGAAGAAGACAATTTAAAAGAGTGGTGGTTTACAGGTAGAGATGCAGTCATCTTTATACAAGAGTTTAAAAAAATGAGAAACATTAAAGAAGCAGAAGTGTTTACACAGTTAAAAGAAATGGGAGGACTTAACGCATCTAAATGGGTTGACAAGGCTGTTGGAAACAAAAAGGTTTGGATTATGGATGTTAAAGAGATAAACGAAGATGCTGTGTCTTTAGATGATTTTAGACTAGAAACGGAGGACAAAGAATGGGAGTAACAAAATACTATGGTCCTCCAGGAACAGGGAAGACAACAACTTTGTTAAACATCATAGAGAAAAGCATTGATGAGGGCGTTGCGCCAGAGCGAATTGCTTTTATATCTTTTTCTAAGAAAGCAGCGGAGGAAGGTAAGACCAGAGCACATGTTAAGTTTGGTTTGACTTTTGAAGAGATGCCTTACTTCTGCACAAGCCATGCTTTTTGCAAAAGAGTTATGAGCATATCACATGTGGTAGGTGGCAGAGATGTGTTTGATTTTTTAAGAGAATACGAGTTTAGACTTACAAAAGAATACCCTAACAACGCAAGAGCGATTAGGTCCGTGGTCCAAGATCCTTACTTCGACATCATAGAGCGCGCAAAAACAAACTGTCGGTCTTTAAAAGAAGAGCGTTTGTCCTTGGACGTTGAGCAAAGAAAAGGGGTTGTACCACACATGTTGGAACCGTTATCAGAAGCTTGGGAAGAGTTTAGGTTGTCTCGAACACCTGTTTTGTTTTCTTTTGCTGATATGATTGTGAGCTTTTTGGAAGATGGTACAGCACCGCCACTGGATCTTTTGATTGTAGACGAAGCACAAGACTTAGCTGAACTGAACTGGCGTTTGGTTGACAAGTTGGCACAGACCACAGAGAAAGTTTACATAGCTGGAGACGACGACCAAGCTATATACGAGTGGAATGGAGCAAGGCCAGAGAGGTTTGTAAACTATGACGGAGATAAAATAGTACTAAATCAGTCCTATAGGATACCGAGCACTGTACACCCCATTGCAAAAAGAATATCAGAAAGAATTGTTAGCAGAGAACCAAAAGAATATAAACCCAGAGAAGAGTTAGGAACAGTTAACAATGTATCATCAATAGAAACACTACCTTTAGAAAAAGGCCAGTGGTTGGTTATGGCATCTTGCGATTACATGCTGACAGACACATCTAAGGGATACAACGTTAGAAAGTTTTTGATTGATAACGGCTACCCTTTTGCTCACAACCAATACAGATACATTCCTTTAAGAATGGTTTCAGCCATAGACACTTGGAACAAGATAAAAACAGAAGAAGTAACTTTGGCAGAGCTTGATGATTTGTATTACTACTTAGGAAAACAAGGAGTAAAAAGAGGTTTTATAAGCAAGGTAGGACAAGACAAAGAACTGGGACACAAAGTAACTTTACAAGAAGCCATGGATAACTATGGTTTGAAAGAAGAAATACTAGACAAAACATGGAAAGAATTATTTGACAAAAGCATAGACGTAGAAAGAAAAGCATTTATTGAAAAAGCAATGAACAATAAAGAAGACCTACATGGAGAACCGCGGATTGTTATTTCTACAATACACCAAGCAAAAGGCGGTGAAGCGGAGAATGTAGCTGTGTATCTTGATTTATCGAAAGCACAGAAGCGTTCTTCAACACTACAACCCGATGGGCTACACAGACAATTCTACGTTGCGGTCACACGCACAATAGAGAACCTGTATTTTATAAAAGCCCAAGATGATTACTATAGGTATGTTATATGAGTTTTGTTTACAAACCCCCAACAGAATGGACTCCACCCGATGTCTTTCCAACACAACTATTAAAAGACGCAAAGGAGATTGCGATTGACTTAGAGACAAAAGATCCCAGTCTAAAAGAATTAGGCCCCGGATACATTCGTGGAGATGGAGAAGCCGTAGGTATATCTATTGCTTGCGACGGCTTTGCTGATTACTTTCCTTTTGCACACGAGTCAGGATTTAACTTTCCAAAGAAACGAGTTTTAGATTTTGTTAAAGACGTTGTATCAGAGCAACAAGACAAAGTGTTTCATAATGCAGGATACGACATAGGTTGGTTGAAAAACGAAGGCATAGATGTCAGCGGTAAGATTATAGATACCATGATCGTCGCACCTTTGATAAACGAAAACATGTTTTGGTACACACTAAACTCACTAGGAAGAGAATACCTACAAGAAGGAAAGTCTGAAGCAGAACTTAGGCAAGCGGCTGAAGAGTGGGGATTAGATCCAAAAGCAGAAATGTGGAGACTGCCTTCTGCTTATGTTGGAACCTATGCAACACAAGATGCTGCTTTGACACTTAAACTTTGGAACCACTTTAAAATACATTTAGAAGACCAAAACCTTTGGAATGTTTTTGAACTAGAAATGAGAGTGCTTCCTGTGATTTTAGACATGAAGCAAAGAGGTGTTCGCGTAGATGTTGAAAGAGCTTCTATTCTTAAAAAGAAACTGATTGCTAGAGAAAAGAAGATTATAAAAGAAATACTCGATGAGTCTGGTGTTAAAGACATACAGCTTTGGGCTGCAAACTCTTTATCTAAAGTTTTTGATGCAATGAAGCTGTCATATTCTAGGACTCCAACAGGTCTTCCAAGCTTTACCAAAGCGTTTTTAGAAAACCACACGCACCCAATAGCACAGAAGATAAGAGAAGCTAGAGAAGTAAACAAAACACACAGCACATTTATAGATTCTATTCTAAAGCATGAGCACAACGGACGCATACACGCTGAGATCAGACAGCTGAAAGGTGAGTCAGGTGGCACAGTCACTGGTCGGTTGTCCATGAGCAATCCAAACTTACAACAAGTGCCTGCGAGAAACAAAGAGATAGGCCCTTTGATTCGGTCTTTGTTTTTACCAGAGAAAGGAGAGAAGTGGTGTTCAGCTGACTTCTCGCAACAAGAACCAAGAATACTTACACACTATGCCAGTCGGTCTAAGTACGATGGAGCAGAGGCTATTGCTGACGCTTATCAACAAGGAGACGCAGACTTTCACCAAGAGGTTGCAAACCTAGTGGGTATCGACAGAAAGACAGCTAAGACAATAGGACTTGGAATTATGTATGGCATGGGCAAAGGAAAGTTAGCAGATCAGTTAGGTGTTTCTGTAGGCGAAGCATCAGACATATTAGCTAAGTTTAACACCTACGCACCTTTTGTTAGACAACTTGCTGACTCTGTGATGAGAAGCGCAAGTCAAAGAGGATACATAAAAACAATACTAGGAAGGCGCTGTCACTTTGATATGTGGGAACCACTTAGATACGGAACAGGTAGACCCATGAAATACAAAGAGGCTGTGCATGAATACAACGGAGAAATTAAACGAGCGTTTGTTTACAAGGCGCTCAATAAACTAATTCAAGGTTCGGCTGCTGACATGACGAAGCAGTCCATGGTCCAGTGTTTTGAGGCGGGGTACCCCCCTCTGCTTCAAGTGCACGACGAGCTGGTGTTCTCAGTCAGGGATAAAGAGGACGTTAGCAACATCTGCAAACTCATGGAAGAAGCCGTTCCTCTGGATGTTCCAAACAAGGTTGATGCCGAGGTTGGAAAGAACTGGGGCGATTCTATGATCGCAAAAACCCAAGATATATCTTAAAATATACTGTAAAATAGGAGTCGAAATGGACACAAAAAAATGGAAAAGTGTAGCAATACGCAGAGAAATCGTTGATATAGCCGCTGAAATCGGTGAAAAAACGGAAA